AATCTCATCTTTGGAACAAACAAATGTATCTTTAAACAATGCATTTATAGATTCTTTAGTTGAAGTTTGTATACTGGAAGCATGAATATTTTGTCCATTTGCAAATATTCCGTGATTATTATAATTTTGTATTCTGTCTATGAATCTTTGGAATCTTATGTCCGGAGTTATTTCATTGCCATCAAAATATAATGTAATTAATCGCATGCATCCTAAAATAGATGTTGGCAAAATGGTAAGTCTGTTACGAGCAATGGATAAATAGTCCAAATTGATCAAATGTGCAAATATGTTGTCAGGCAAATGGGTAATTTCATTGCAAAACATACTAATGATTTTTAGATTAGTTGGAAATGCAAATATATTTTCTGGTAAACTAGTTAGCTTATTTCTCGAGATATACAGTGAACCCAAATTAGTCAGAGATACAAATATGTTTTCTGGTAAACTAGTTAGCTTATTTTTGTGCAAATTTAACTTTTTCAAATTGGTTAGGGATGTAAATATATTTTCTGGTAAACTGGTTAGCTTATTTCCATCAATTTCTAAATCTTTTAGACTAGTTAGATGTGAAAATATGTTTTCTGGTAAATACTCCAGTTTATTCCTACATATATCTAATGTTTTCAGACCAGTTAGAGATTTAAATATGTTTTCCGGTAATTCAATTATTACATTGTTACTCATATCTAGTTTATTTAAATTGGTCAAACATGCAAATATGTTTTCTGATAAACCTGATAATCTATTGTTATTTATCTCCAATTTTTGCAAATTGACTAGAGGATCAAATATATTATCTGGCAAACCGGATATTCCATTATTATTTATCGCCATTTTTTGCAATTTGACCAGATGATCAAATATTTTGCCTGGCAAAATGGATAAACCATTATTATTCATCTCTAATATTTTCAAATTGATTAGACGGTCAAATATATTTTCCGGTAAACTAGATAATTTATTATTATTCATCCACAATTCTTGTAATTTGATTAGGTGTGCAAAAATATTTTCCGGCAAACTGGACAATTTATTATTTTTCATTTCCAATTTTTGCAAATTGACTAGAGGATCAAATATATTTTCTGGCAAACTAGATATTTCGGTATATTCAATCACCAAACTTTGTAAATTGACCAGATGTGAAAATATGTTTTCTGGCAAAATAACAAGTTCATCAATTTGTATAGTTAATGTCTGCAGATTAGAAAGTGATGCAAATATGTTTTCTGGCAAACTAGAAATATAATCACATGAAATTCTCAAATGTTGCAAGTTTACTAGTGATGTAAATATATTTTCCGGTAAATTGGTCATTTTGTTATCAATTATGGTTAAATATAATTCTTGTAGATTAATTAGTGGCACAAATATATCTTCAGGTAATGTGTGTAGGTCCATACATGTTAAACTAAGGGATGCCTGACTAAGTTCAGCAGCATGTTGGATTTTTTGTATTATCTCATCCATTTGGTACAAATATAAAATTTATGTATTATCAATCTAAACAACATATATTTTCAATTTTTGTTTTAATAAATTAACACAGTTCACATTCTAGTCCGCCTAACACCACTCCACAACCAAGAACAGTAATGACAGAATCAATAATCCTATTCAATGTCACCCTATCACCAATCTCAACACAAACTGGCTTTTTTAGTTCCAGCATAATGCCTGTATCATTAATTTCATAGACTGTACACACAATATTATTGGAATTGACATTGACAGATAAAACATCACCAACAGCAATTACAACACTATCATTCATTGGTTTGAAATCAAGTTTCAATCCATCATATACCTTAATGACCGTATCAGTTGACACCACTACCTGACCCACTAGCTTGTCAACACCAGCTAATGCAGGATCAATATCAAGCTGAACACCAATCAGACCACCAGGAACAGCTGATTCAAGTGATGCTTTTTCTGAATTAATTGACAAGATTTTACTTTTTAGAGGTGTATATGACCAATTGAATTTACTATCTTCCTTTGTCTCAGAAACATATCCTGGATAAATATATACAGTTGTTCCAACCGATAACTTTCCCCTAATCAGACTGCCTCCAACAACTCCACCTTTCAAATCAGCAATGTTAGTTTTTGGATGATTGACATTGAAACTTCTGACAATTAACATTTTGACACCACATGAAACATCTCTACTTGGAATTGGTAATTTAGCTAACATCTCACACAAAACATCAATGTTGCATCCTAAAGTTGCAGACATTGGAATAATTGGCATATCAGGATCAATCGATGTGGTATTTAGGTAATCTCTCAGTGCAGTAACTAATGGATAGGCTGAAGTTTTTGGAACCAAATCAAATTTATTCATGCAAACTATTTTTGTGGGGATGCCAACGCGTTCAGTGATTTCTAAATGTTCCCTAGTTTGTGGTGCAGGTATACCAATTGGCTTCAAACCATTTTCTGCTGATTCAACTAGAATGGCATAATCCATGACACTTGTTCCATTCATCATAGTTGTCATAAATGCATGATGACCAGGATTGTCCACAAAACTAACATGATTGACAAGTTCACATATTTCACCACATAATTTACATTCATATTCGCCAACACTTGAATCTGTCGACTGGTAACACATTGGTGCATCACAAATACCACATTTAAAAATCTTTGCATTGGCATATCCAATCTTAATTGTAATTCCCCTCTCCTGTTCAGATGAATGTTGCTGTGTTGCCTTATTTGTCAGTGCTTTGACAATAGTACTTTTGCCATCTGCTACATGACCAATAACACCCAAATTAATTAGTGGTTGGTTTGACAATAATGAAATATCTGTCATTTGACTGGTTAATTGGTATTATTGTATTGGTATATCATGTAAGTAATAATATCAATTTTTTATTTGATGGTTTGTTAAACAAATAAACTAAATTATGTTTCCACTTCCTCATATTCTGCATAAGCTGCCTGTAATGCAGTGTACAATTGCTCATTGCCCATTTCTTCACACAGATTAATAATAGCCAAGAATCTTACCTTAGGAAAGTCATATGGTTTGACTTCATACAGACATTTTGTCAAATCTTCTGAATCGGATGGACAACCCAATAATTTATCATAAGTGCTTCCTTGACGAAAACCTGGGATATCAGACTCTGTAAATTTTGCTGGATCATAAATGAGTTTTAGTATGATGTCTACATTGTCAGTATGCTTAAGAATAGTTTTGTATGATAGTTCTTCATAATGTAAATAAATATATTTGTTACTATCAGTTTGATTAGCTGATGACAAAAATGCCTCATGATCGGGTTCCTCAGCATGTGTTTTGAAAACACCCCGAAGCTTCACCCTGAGAACTGGCATTGGAATAAGATCAGGTTGTAAATCATAAATAGCATGAATGACAGATGAATCCAATTTTTGGGCAAAATCAATCCTGGTTTTATGATCCAGCATTGGTAAAATCTGAATGAGCCTATTAACATAAAAAGTTGTAATAGTTTCACGGAGAGATGAACCGAAAAAGTATAGTCTAAAGTTGCTCAGTTCATCAATTGATTTTGCATTAAAAAAGCGTTCAAGATAGTTTGCTAAATTTTCATCTGAAATATTGTGCTTAAAATACCAGTTATACATGAATACCACCAATGCATCGTCAGTATAGATCATATATTTGTCAATCTGTTGATCAATAACTTTTTTAATATCCTCAGAATCAGGCTTCATATGTGTTTTATACTGTTTGAGCATATCTACAATATCTTCTTCAACTAATTTTTGAATAAGTTGTTTTCTGTGACATTGTAAAAAAATAATAATTTTAGCACGTGATGCAGTTATAATATTAATATCTTTAGGGTTTTCCACAAGACCCAATGCATCAAAATCACACTTTTCAGTCATTTTGAATGGAACAATGCTTAGACCTAAAATGGGGTATGAAAATCTAGTAAACATACGAAATACAGAGCGCATGGATGTGTGCTAATGAAATCATACATAATTAAAATAGATAATGTAATTAATCAATTTTTTAGTACATTAGTGGTTGAATAAATTTCATACCTGGCACTGTGAATTTAGTCCAATCGCATGGAGATGTGAATAAATTTAATTTTTTTGATTTTGTTGTTTCATCATTTGAAATCACCAAAAATTCATGATGTCCAATATGGTTTAAAATATTATGTAACTCATTGGCGGATGACATTATATCAGCACAATATCTACCATAAATCATTTTGGTAAGAACCATAAAATCAGTATAACCCGTGAATAAATGATTAATCTTAGATTGGAAATTTGGCCAAATTGGAATAGGCGATTGTGTTGCCATTATTAAAGTGATATTATAGTTTTTGCATTCAGAAAGAGTCTGTGCTATTTCACTTTGCCAAAATAATCTACTAGCATCAGTGCAAAAGTAATTCTCTAAAACAAGAACAACATTATTTTTTGTACCATTCTTTTGGTGTTGAGTTTGTGTGTATAAAATTTGTTCCAATATTATAGTATTTATATCATGATAATAGATGCCATCTGTGAATCTAGAATAATTATTATAACCTGCCTCATGTTTGGAAAATATAATACATTCATCAATTTGTTTTGTATTGTAGAGATATCTAATCATATCTCTAATAATTACAGTTTTGCCAGTACCTCTTGAACCCTGAATCAAAATAATTTGTCCTGCCTTTACATTCATATCATCATAATTAGTGAAACTGCTCAGTGGTGTAGTTATTTTATTTTCAAGATTAGCTAAATTATCAACATCATCTTCAACATATTCACTTGAAACTGTTGATGCAACTGATTTATTATCATCATTTTCAGTTTCCTCTGTTATCTGTTTAGTTAAATCATCATCACACACATTTTTCTCTGCTGTTAACATCGTGCCACTATATTTATTAATTAAATAGTCAACAAGTTCTTGATTTCTATCAACAATAATTTTTAATAGATTATATTGGTTTGTTATATCAGTGTGATTGAATACAGATTTAATTATTGTTTCATTGGAATTCATAACGGTATTTAATACTTTAATATTAATCTTTTTGTGTTTTTTACTTTTACTTTTGTATTCATCTAAATTAACACTTGGAATGTTAAATGGTGTAACAAATTTTTGTGCAGTGAAGTATCCCACATCAAGTTTTCCACCGCGTGTTAACATCATAAATTCATATTCTGCAAGTTTTTTAATTGCTTCAGTTAAAGATTCTGGACTTTCAAAAGTATCATTCAAATCACACTTATATAGAGAAGAAACATCATGACTATAGGAAATATTATTATTAAATAGTATATGGTCAAATTTGGAAATTGTAAAATTTCCCATAAATGATGGATATTGTGCTTCAATAATGCATGTGATACCATAATGACGATTTTTAATCAAATAATTGATTATTCTGCTGCGATCACTGGATTTATTGGTTATATTGGTTTTGGCAAATAGTATAACAATATTTTTACAGCAATTATTCTTGAAATCTTTTTTCTGTTTTTTCACAATTTTCTTAATAAGTGATGATTTGACCACATGATAGATACGATCTGTGTATTGATTATATTTGTCTTCTGTAGATTTATGTGTAAAGATTACACATTCATCTATTTGTTTTGCCTCATGCATGTTTTTCAGAATATTGATAACTGCAGTTGTCTTGCCAGATGATCGTTTGCCAATAACCATAATCATATCACCTGATTTAAGTTGAGATATGTCTGTTGGTACCAATTTATTTTTTGTATTATTGGTAATTTTCATGCTTGGCACAGTAAAAATATCATTCTCATTGAGAGACTTATATACTTTTACCATATCATCAAAATTATGTTTATTAGAACTAGTTGATATTACCAAAAATTCATATTGTTTGAGTTTGCATATAATACTACTAAATTGTTTATATTCAGGAAACATACCAGCATAATAATCATAACATCGTTTTATGTTTGTTGTAAAATTCTCGGATGCCATAAACTTAAAATCAAAGCATGCTCTAATTTCTACTGGTATTTTGTGTGCAAATTGCATTGTGATAATAGTTGTAATATTGTATTTTTTACAATTAAATAATTCAAATAGGTCCGGATCATTAAATGAATTTTGTTTACAACCTATACAGTCATTTAAAACAACAACTACATTATTGCGTGTACCATTGTTTTGATGTTGTTTTTGTGTTTCTAAAATATCACTTACTATTTTCGAATCATATTTTGGATATATTTTGTCAGTATATGAAATGTTATCGTAAGGCGAAAATATAACACATTCATCCACCTGATTAGTTTTTTGTAATTGCTTAATAATATCCTTAATAATTGTGCGTTTACCACTCTGCGAGTGTCCAATGATTGCAACACAATCCCCAGCCATTACCGGAGACACAGAAAGCAAATTGAGCGAGATATTTGAGTTGGTTCCATTCTTGAACATTAAATCAAAGTCACGTGTTTGCTTTTGTAAAGACATTTTCTTATAATGTTATCTACAATATATTTATGATAAACAGACGCAGTTGTTTACAATATATTTATGATAAACAGACGCATGCATCATGGCTCAGTTATTATAAAAAAATCAACAAACACATTGTCCTCGTACATGATCGACAGATGTTAAATTCCCGAGATCTTTTTCGATCATCTCAAGTTCGCGACACATATAATCATATTTAAATTTGGATCCATCTTTCATTTTTGAATATTGTTCAATCTGTTGTCTCATACTTTCAACTTTTAGTTCAAGTGTACATGCAACATTTTTTCGAACTTCTGCAAGCTCATGCATATACAACACAATGTATGGAAAATTGAGACGCTGAAATTGTGTTGTGCATTCTACACATTTGAACTTGTCATCAATCATACAAAGTTTTAGCTTATCGTCATAATCTGTGTGCATAGTTGGATAATATTCATTGGATATCACCAGTTTATACAAGCTTTGCAAAAAATCTGACACAGGGCATGAAGGATCTGCACACGGATCATTGATTTTAGAATACCAACAAGTTTTTTTTATGCCAATATCAATCTTGATAGTTTCAAATAATAATGACCGAAGCATCAATTCAGTGGTCACCGTCAGATTTGGCAACATCGCTATAGAAACTATATCATCTGTACCATAAGAACTAACTGGTACACCAATATGTCGCAAATCATCTCTAGTTTCACACAAAGCCGTTTTAAACATTGACATATCTCGAAAATAAGATCGTTCATTCAAGTTTGTTGCAAACATGTTCAGAACATCATCACGGTGATATGTTGCAAGTTTTTCTACACATTGCTTAAATGTATTGAGTGTATCACAAAGTTCACGATATGCTTTCAAACATGAAGCAATAGTTGTGTCATCCATTTGCACTATACATGATGGATGACACCTGTATGGTGTATAATCAACAATAGGATCATTTGGTAATTCCACATGAATGTTGTCTATGTGTTTACTGTACAAATCATATAATGGACACTCAGTAGAACAGTCTGCTGTTAAATCACGAAGTGAAATACTACATTTTTTAACATCATTTTCACTAAAATGCATTTTAACTAATGCCAATGCGCATGTGGCATCACCATCTTCTAATATCCTGGAACACATTTGGAATGAAGTATGATAATTGTCTGAATTGAATCAACATTGTAGAATATATGATTTTTCAATTTTATTTATTTAATGTATAAACATGAAACGACTTGTAGTAGCTTTTGACATTGAGAGATCGGGTGGAACAACCGAGTATGACACTTTGGCGATTGGTGCAGTTTGTATGAATGAGAAATTTGAGGAACTTGACAGATATTATTGCAATTGTTACTTTCCAGACCAAACTGTTTTTGAACCCAGATGTATAAAAGAGTTCTGGTCACAACATCCAGATATTTTGACCAGTTTGACATATACAGGTCATTTGACCAAGACAGAAAGAGAAGCTGAAATGATTCATGGATTTCATGCATTCAGGCAAAAGTGGGAACAATATGCTGCTCAAAACTCTTATGGGTATTATTTGGTGTCAGATAACAATGTCTATGATGGTGCATTTGTCAACCATCTAATGGCCAAACACATGTCCCATACCCTACCTCTTCCATACACTGCACTAACACAAACATATGAGACATTTTTTGAAACATACAGTATGACAAAAGGATTACTGCTTGCACATGGTATAATGGCTGATTGGGGACTAACTGGTCATCTTGCCAAATTGTAAAACATGCCAGCAAGAACAGTTTTCCATGATCACAATCCTGCTAATGATGCACATACCATTGCATTTGATATGCATTGTTTGTTTCAAATTGGATCAGGCAAGATTGTCAAGTTGGAACCATCAAAACCAGTTGAGTAATATAGAACTTCTGGAATGATATAATATGTTCTACCTATTCTTTTATTAGAAACATATTGATATATATGTTTGTAAGGTTGTATTTCATCTAATTTTGCATCAAATATAATATTTTCATATTTTGCCAAGAATCTACTAATAAATTCAGCATCTGTCCCCCTTACAAGTTTTGTAAATGCTTTTAGTTCATCTATGACACTTTTTTTATAAATGAATGATCCAAAACATAATATAGGTCTACAGCATCCAATATAATGTTTCATAGTCAAATCATTTTTATCTTTTTCAATAATTTCTACCACTTCATTTGCATCATTACCCAAAAAATGTTCAATATGAGTTCTGATCATATTAGTACCACACATTAGTAAATCATATTTTTTAAGCATTTTGTATTGTGTCATAAATCTATTCTTTTCTGATATATCATCTGATCCATGATATGTTACATATTTACCAGAACAATATGTCAGACCAATATTGACAGCATGATAACAACCCATATTTTGTTCATATCTGATATATTTTATCTTATCATATTTTTTAACCACTTCCCCAGTTGAATCAGTACTTCCATCATCAACCACAATTATTTCTAAATTAGGATAAGTTTGATTAATTAGAGACAAAATAGTCTGCTCTATTTTATTTTGTCTATTGTATGTGGGAATAATAATACTAATCAGATCATATTGATCAATTTCAATATGATTAATTTTATAAAATTCACTCTCACAACCTATTTTTTGTAATAAACCATATTTTTTGTATCTGGTGGTCTGAATACTATTGGAACCATAATATGCATCATAAAAATAAGAATCAGTTATTTTTTTATTAACTAATGACATTATATTTTTTTCATAGAGTACATTTTTTCTGTCAAACTTAACATCTCTACCAACACCTTTTTTAATAGATTCAGCAATGATCAATGCATTTTTTTTGAAATAGTTTTTCTCAGATTTACTATTCAATAATATACTTGGAACTATCACTTTTCCTGTCCATCTATCTAACAGATTTGACAATTTTGACCTGCATGTTGTTATACATTCACAATAACCAATATTAATCAATAAAGTATCATATGATGGTATATATATTTCATCTTCAAAAAATAGGTTATGCAGATATTCAAATTCAAAAGTTTCATCAATATATTCACTGATACCTCCTGCCTTGTGTGCAATGATTGGTATACCATGTTCTAATGCTTCTATGCATGTATAAGATGCTCCTTCATAAACACTTGGCATGACACATGCATCACATGCAAATAATATGTCATGATCATTTGTTGAATCATGTATAGTTACATTTGTTAGGTTCCATTCAGTGATAAGCCATAATAAGTATTTCAAATAGCCTGGATTAATGGGTACACCATACAGATGCAAACTAAATTCAGACAAATAGGTAAATGAATAGATCAACATAGGTAAATTCTTTTCTGGTGCCAGTCTGCCAACAAAGTGAATTCTATTTTGTTTTGGTTTTTGTAAATGTACTAATTGTTTCAAGCAATTGGGCAAATAGTGAATATTTTTATTGTATAACCTTATTACTTTTTCCAAACATTCCAGAGTGACAACAATAACACCATCAAAATAAGTATACCAATCATTGAAAACCTTATTAGCTGGACTTAAACTGCTATGCATGACAAAAATCAAATGATTATTATCTTTTTTTAACTTTGATAACCATGCATGATTAAAAAATAATGGGGAATGATAATTATTGATTATACAGATATTGCTTCTCCCTATACATAATTTATCAAGATCATAATGTTGAATCAACTTGTGCATTATATTTTGTGAATGTAAGTACTGACAAAAATATTGGGACCATGTAAATACTCCACCAATACATCTGGGATCAGAAAATATAAGTATCATAATGATACTTATATTGATAATCAAAATAATCATTCCAATGAATTATCA